TTTCATTACCTGGTTCGAATATAAACAAGGTTAAAAACAAACCTACTACTAATACTACGTCCATGTGTATTCCTTATTATTTTATCAAGTCGTAAAAAAGGGCCCCCTAAGGCGCCCTTTTTGTAGCTTACTATTTTAACTAAAGTTTAGCTAAAAGTAACACCAGCAATAGAAACATTACCTAAGTAATCAGCTGCGTTACCAAGCGATGAAGCCGTGTTGTTCAACTCAACATATCCATAACGTGTCATGAATGATACTGTTGGTTCGAACGTACCTGGATCCAATACAACGCCTGAGCTCATTAGTGGGATATATGGGCAATAGAACGCTGCTGCGTCCGACTCACTTGCGCCTTTGTATCCAATAAGAACTGGTGCTGCGTCTGCACTATAAGTGTTTACATATACTTTCATTGCGCTGTTTAAAGTACCAACCATCTTAGTGTTAGTTGGAGCTTCAAAAGTGCCTTCAGTTGTACGTGCAAATGCACTAGTTGTAGCAGACTGTAGGATAGTTAGTGCAAATGGTGATACCACTGCCCAGTTACCTGCGCCTCTACGTGTACGCTGTGCAATCAAGTTACTTACGCGGTTGATCATAACAGCTAATGCTGCATGCTCGTCACCTACGAAAGTAGCTGTGCCACTTACTGCTGTTTGGTCGTATGCTTGTGCGGCTGTACCAGACAACGTTACAAGTGAACCAATTACTTCTTGGTCGATCTCAGCAGTAATCTCTTGTGCAAGAGCTGCCATGATTTCTGCTTCTACATCAATACCATGCATTGACTGCGCATCTTGAGCAGATTCAAAAGTCCAACGAGCACTCAACTTACGAGTTTTCGCTTCAACTGTCTGCTTTAAGATTTGGATTGACATTTTACGTCCAGCTGCACCTTCTAAAGAAGCGGTACTTGCAGCTTTTGCAGTTGATAAATCACCTGAATATGCTTCAGCAATTTTGAATGGGCTTAGAGCCTCTTCGCCTGCTGTAGTATCAGTGTTACCTGCACTTGCGTCATTCGTTGTTTCTGAATAACGTACACGTAATGTGTGAATTTGACCAACTGGTCCAGTCATTGGTTGTACGCCAACTAATTCGTTAGCAATAACTGTTGGCATAACACGACGGATAACTGGTAGAATAACACGATTAAGTGTCGCTACGTTACCTGCAGATGTTGCGCCTGCTGTTGCACTCTCAGACAAATATCTGCGAGTATTTTCTAGTGTAGCAGCCATAACAGATTTCTTGTTGCCTTGCAGGCCTTCAAGAAGTGCAGTTTTGGTGTCTACCCAGCGTGATTCTAGTAATTCTGACATCATAATCTCCTTAATTTAATCCAGCAAGACGGCGTATATCTAATACATTATTAGTATCGTCTGCTTTAGTTGTCATTTTTGGTGTTTCGGTTCGGTTGCCTGTTACTTCTGTGCCTTCTGTAAGTGTTGCCTTACGCTTTGCTGGAGTATTTCCGTCAATAACTGATGGTAAGTACCTATTGAATTGCTTATTAAGCTTTTCAGTCTGTACCGATTCCAGTAAATCTGTCATAATTTCGCGTTGATCTTTTCCTAAAGGTTGGATCAAGCTTGTCATAATTTTCTCTCTCTTTGCAGATTCAATAAGTCGATTCTTATCTTTACTTACTGACTCTACTAGAGTCTTTGCTTTTGTAGCGAATGCTTTGGCTTCAACTAATTGCTTGTCTTTAGCAGCTAGTACACCCATAAGTTTATCAACTTCTGAATTTTCATTCAAGTGCGAAGTAGTATACTCATTTGCAAATGCTTCAAATATCTTACGACCGAAGTCGTTGCTTCGTGCTGTATCAATATCTTCTTTAAGTGCAGTAATTTCACGTGTTAGTGACGTTCCTACCATTTCAGATATTGCTGTAGTACTTCTTTCGATAAAGTCAGCTTTGACTTTTGCGAAGTGGGTTTTAGCTTCACGTACTAGTTTTACCTTAGTAGCAGCTAAATCTTGTTTATCTTCATAAAATTCTGCAATTTCATTTGATAGGGCGTCTACAATAAACTCTTCAAGCTTGGCGTGTTGCTCTGCCATTGCTATCTTGTCTTTTCGTAGTTCTTTAATCTCGCCAGCTAATTGCTCAGCAACGAAACCCTTCAGTAGATTAGCATTTTCACGCATTGCAACAGCATATTTTGCTTTTGCTTCTGCGAGCTGTTTGCGATCATCTGCAAACTCTGCAATCTCTTCAGCAAGTCGCTCAGAAAGCATTGAGTCGATAGCTTCAACCATAGTTGACTTATCGTGCTCATACTTTTGTGCAAATTCTTCACGCAAATCAGCAGTAGCCGCTAATTTGTTTTCCTGAATCTTTTGCTCCCAAGCTTCTTCTATTTGTGCCCTGACATCATTTGATACAACATCGTTTTCAAAGAGTGTTTTCAGTGCATCTATCATATTGTTCTCCTGTTTCATTGGAGTTTACTGATTATGTTAATCAGTGAGTCCTTAAGATACTTTTGTGCCTTTACATCGTGCTTAGTTGCCTGTGCTAGTTCATATGCCTTCATACCTCCGCGAGCATTCATAAGTGTTTCATAAATTGCTGTAGGGTACGCACCGGGGGCGCTGGGCTGAGCCACAACGTCCACAGTGATTATTTCAAAATCAGAAACGTTACCGCTTCCGTCTTCGCTAACATTGCCACTTCCACGCGATGAAACACCTAATTTAACGCCTGCTTCAAGCATCGTTTTAACTAAGTTTCCCATCGGTGTTGGTAGTATTTTTAGCTTACCGTAACCGTTATCAGCTTCCATCCACGTTTCCGTAATCATGTGGCTTACACGGTCAATGTTTATATTAAGTCCTTCCGGATGATCAACTTCTCCGAGAACACTGTATCCTCCAGTAATTTGATCATTGAGAGTTTTGACAGCCCTGCCTATTTCATTTACAGGATACACTCGCTGATTAGCGTTGCGAACTCCACCTTGGATCATAATACCTTTTAAGTAAAGGTCTTTTCCATCGTTGGCGTTCTCAAGCACTATATTAGCTTGGTCGAATGTCAAATGCTCTCGTAGGTTTTTCATCTATCAGTCCTTATCTTGCTTACTTGGCTCTAGTTGATACTTTAGTTAAAGTACTTCCTGCGGCTTTGTCAGCAGTTTCGCTGGAACCTTTCTTTTCAGCTCCGTGTCCTGCTCCAGCACCTTTATGTGCTTTTGCAGCTTTGCCGCCTGGTACGTTAATATTACCAGTTGACATATCTTTTGCAGATGTATCGCTTAGTGCTGAACCTTGTACAGTTGAACCTGCACCTGCTTCTGGATGACTTGCTGTGCCATTCTTTGCAATGTTAGCACTTGTGCCGCCCATGTTGTTTGGCTTTGCTACTGCTGACTTACCGTTTACACCGTTGTCACCCATTGTAGCTGTTACTTTTTCTACATACTCACGCATTGTTTCAGTTGCGCTTTTTTCTGCATCATCAGCTTCTTCAACTTCTTCATCTGACTCTTCAACTTCTTCGTCTGCTGCTTCAAAAGCCATTGCTTCTTCTTCTGGCTCTTCTTCAGCATCCATGTCCATGTCGCCTTCAGCATCGTCGTCAGCTTCTTCGCCATCGTCTTCGCCATCGTCGTCACCAGCCATCATTTTTTCAAATTCTGCTTTAAGGTCGTCTAATGCATCTTCTAAGTCTTCTACACGATCTTCAACGTCTGCATCATCTTCTGCATCGCCCATATCGTCGTCGCCTTCTCCGCCTTCGTCGTCCATGCCTAGGTCAGTCATCATATCGTCTGTTGGATCACCGCCCATGTCGTCGTCTGCTTCAACTTCAAATGTATCTAAGCTAAAGTTTTCGTCTAGGTCTTCGTCATCAGTTTCGTCTAAGTCTTCGTCATCTGATTCATCAACTTCTTCATCAGTGGCTTCGTCGACTTCTTCGTCTGTAGTTTCGTCTACTTCTTCTTCGTCTTCTAGAAGTGACTCATAAATTGTACGTGATTTCTCTACTACAATCTCGTGGAATAATTCTTGTGCTGCATCCTTGTCTTCATTGACAAGTAGCTCTAGCATTTTTTCAAATTTACTTAGATCTGCCATTTTTATAAACTCCTATAAATGTTTGTGTCACACACACAGAGGTGTGGGGCTGTCATAATATATTTACTCATTATGTGTAAAAGGGGGTCATAACTGGCCCAAAACGCGTCGTTTTGAGAATACTATGATAAATCGAAGAGATTTTTAAATTCTTCGATTGTAATGTGTGATAAGTTATCAATTTTTGAAAACTCTTTCGGAATAAAAGGATTATCTCCTAACACTCTTATATATCTCTTTTGATCAAATTTCTTACAAGTTATCATAGTTTGATTAAGCCAGTTACCGTGAAATGTTGCACTATCGTGACTCTTTTTATAATTAGGAGTGTCTGCATATATATTATTTATCTTGTGTTCAATGCCCTGATAGTCAAACCCTATTATATAAACAGTGTGAATATCGTGTGTACTAGCAAGCCATAGTGCTGTGGGACCGCTGCTCCATCCTTTACTTGGATTAAAAGTATCGAAGCCAGTGAAATGACTAAATGCTCGATTAGGATTAGTCCATACACTATGACTATGTTGATACCCAGCGTTATTAATTTCAAGTATCATTTTAGTATCAACTGCAATTAAATGGTCAGGTTCAAACTCTCTATAGAGTGCATTACATCCATAGATAGTGCCGTGTGGTTTTAGTTGAGGTAGTTCAATACTGGAACGACTTGTGCCGTTGCCTAGTACAAATGCAGTCTTTGACAATAGTTAAACTCCGCCTGCCTCTGCGTTTGCTGCTATACCATACATTTGCTTAATGAACTCTTGTTCCTTACGCTTCTCTTCTGTATGTAGCTCAGATGCTTTGCGGATTCTATTAATTTGTCCTAGAGTTAATCGTGTCTTGCGTGTATCTGTTTTCTCTAAAGGAGAATCATCATACTCAGCTTCGTAGCGTTTATCGTCTACAAACTCAATAGTTTCGGGATCGTGGTAAAATAATTCTCTTAATATCATATTGTATTTATACCGTTTGCTCAGTTGATGCGCCTTGGCCTAACTCTTGCCCTGTGACAGTATCTGGCATTTCACCATCTTCGCCGCTGATAGGAGCTTCGTCATCTAATGCTTCATCTTCTATTCCGCCTAAGTCTGCGCCAATACCTGCTCCGCTAATGCCTGCATCTCTCATTTCAGCACTTGCATCGCCTGGAATAGGCTCTAAGTTTTCTTCATTCTCTTCGCGCCACATACGTTCGTTCTCTGCAATCTCTTCATCACTCATTCCTAAGAAGCGTTTCATTGAGAAGCGATTTGACATATACGGAATAGCACTCATTTGTGTATATGTTGGTACACGAGCATTATCAATTTCAGCTTGTCTGTAACTTGCAAAGTTCTGCGGTGGTTGAAATTTAAGATCAAACATTGCTGTATCAATGTTTACTCCTTTTTCTAGTAAGTAACGCTTAAACTCTGTGTCAAATTGTTCTACTATTAAGTTTTGTAAACGTTCACAGTAAGTATTAAAGCGGAGCTCTTGGATGTATGCTGTGCCTACTCTTCCATCATTGTATTGAGCAGCACTGTCGTCAGCCCCGGTTGGTAAGTAGCTACTAGGGATTCGTAAACCACGTACGAGCTTATTAGTAAAATATCTAAGGTCATCAATTTCTCCAAGGTTAGTACCGCCAGGCAATGTTTCAACTTTTGATCCACGCCCTTCAGCAGTTTGTGGAAAGAAGTAATCTTCGTTGATTGACAAAGGATTGTATGAACTGTCTATGACATTAGCACCACCCCCTGTTGACGATGGGATTCGTCTTTGGTGTATTTCCGTCTTAACACGCTCCACAAACTGCATAGCAAGGTGTGAAGGCATGTTGCCCACATCAACATAGAATACTCTGCGCTCTGGAGCACGTTGTACACGATATATAATAATTGCGTCTTCTAATAATTCTTTTTGCTTGTATACTTTAAAGATAGTTTCAAGTAAACTGTTACCAAACGGATAGTTATTATCTAAACCTTCTGACAAACTTAAATGCACAACATGTTCTGCACTAACAGTAAGTTCTCCGTCGGCTGTTGAAAAGCGTGAGCCAGCCATAGCTGATTGCGGTTGGCCTACCATTCCTCGGGCGCCACCTACACGTTGAGCTTGAGTTACTGTGCTTCCGCCTCCACCAGCTGTATCCATTGGAGTTGTAGCTATGCCATCTTTAAAATTAAAGTTTACATTCTTAATAACATACTGTTCAGGAATCTTTCCTTCTGATTCATTAACAATAATTCGTGATACATTTGCAGCATCGACATGAAACCATTTTTTAGTTTCTGGATCTCTTAGGAAAAACTGATCTCCCATTTTAAATACATTACGCAGTATTCTAAATATCTTTGTTTCAAACTTTTGTAGTTTGTTCCACTGCTGTAAGTACTGGCCGATAATAGTAATTTCACTATTAGTAGCTTTACTACGATAATCAACAATAAACGGAGTGCTGTTTCCTTGATTCTTTTGTGTACAAAATTCAGCAAGAATATCAAGTGCAGCATTAACTTCACTGTCTTGGTCCATTGTATTATATTGGCCGTAGCGTTCAACACGATTTGGCGAACCTACATACACATCTGGTAAGTATGAGCTATAGTTGGAACGAGCAGGTCCGGCCATGTTTCCACTGCCTTTGCTCGTAAACGGACTATAACTACCGCTTTGATTATCACCTGTTGCTACTGGTGTAAAATGTTTCTTCCAACTCATTTAATGCTCCTAATTACTGTGGCAGATTACTCACGCCGCCTATAGCAATATTGCTTCCTGATATTCTATTAGTATTCTTTACAACTGCACCGTCTAAAATTTCCATTCGAGATAAAGTTGTTGCTATAATTTGCATAGTAGTATTTAACTGTTGCATAGTCGCTGCACTACCAGACGTGGACGAGCCGATGCTTCCTAGCAAATCAGCTGCTGCTTTTCCAGTGCCGCCGCCAAATAATCCAGAATTGTCTTCAGCTAACACTTCGTTTACTTTTCCAAGTACTTCTACTAATTCTTCCATAGCACTAGTATAACTTATAACTGCTGTCGCGTCAAGTGAATTTACAGTATCAAACTGTGTTTTTAAGTTTGGTATTTCAGCAAATGTCTTTAATCCAGTTGCAAAGCTTGAAAAGTCTAAATCTGCAATATTTGATAGCTTATTAGTATTTAATCTAGCAACACCTGAAGTAAAGTCTTTAAAATCTATAGCAGAAACTCTTTCCATTAGTGCTACTTGTGCTTCTGTTAGCTGTGTTGCAATAGATGCTCCAGCAGGTGGGGCCGATGTCGCTGTGACGTTGGTAGCAGTTAGTGCTTTGTTTGCTGCTCCTGCTGCTGTTGATCCTGCCCACCAGCCTGCTGCTCCGCCTATTACTCCGCCAAGTGCGCCGCCGATTGCAGTTCCTAATAAAGGAACAACTGATCCTAGTAATGCGCCTGCTGCTGCTCCTCCATAAGCTCCAGCTACTGCACCACCCATGCCGCCGCCTGTTTCTACAACTGCTTGCTGTTTTTCACTACCAGAAAGATTGTCGTCCATCAAAGTGCTGCCAATATCATATGCGCCTAGTGCTAGACCAATACCAGGAGCTCTGCGCAATAAGCCCCTTCCAAGTTTGCCGGCTGTTCCTCCTGCGCCATTAGCTTGGCTGGTATATCTGCCAGTTCTTGGGTCTCTATTTGTTCCAGCACTTGGTGTAGCTTTGCCAAACATTCCTCCGATTCCATTTTTCATAGCCGAAGCTATTGCGGCTCCGCCGAACATAGAACCAATGCCTGCGACAAGTGCAGCACCAAGTGCTGGTAACGCAAACAATCCAGCGATTGCAACAACTACGCCTGCTACTACTAGTGGATTATCTGTAAAGAGAGATTTAAGTCCATTAATTATTGTAGTGCCTGCACTTTTAAATATCGGTGCAAACGTAGATTCCATTAATCCGCCTTCACGTTGTCCAGTCTGTGGACCACTTGTAATCACTTGACCTAACATTAAGTCTTTCATGCCGTCCATAATAGCCTTTGCGCCAGTCTGGAATGCAGTCTTAGTTAATGCTAATGGATCGGACCCGGCTTGCTCCAAGGAGTTTATTAAAGTACCCATTGCTGCGCCAAAGCTTTCAATTTGTGTTTTAGCTGTCGACATAGCTGTTTTAAATAAAGCAGTATCTGGTATTTTTGAAATTTGAGCAGTAATAGCAGCAACTGCATCACCTGAAGCTAGTATTAGTGGCGATTTAACGTTTGTTTCCAGTTCTGCTTGAATCTCGCCAACAGTTATTTTGAGGACATTTAATGAATCAACAACTGACGTTTGCGCTAATGTTTCTGCTGTAGCTTGAGTATAGTTTGCTAAGGCGGCTGCTCTGTTAAACTCTCCTGCTTCAGTAGTGTAGCCTGCAATGTTAGTAGCTTGGTCGGTTAACAGACTTTGCATATCAAGTCCAGCAATGCCATCCATGCCTGCGCCCATTGCTGCTACTTGAGTGCCTAAATTTACCGCCATGTCATGATTGGTCTGCATAAGACCGACGCCAAGCGATGCTTGTTTTGCTTCGTTTGCTTTAGTGGTAAGACTTTGGTTGTACACATCATCGATGCTTGCTTTAATTAAATTATAACCTTCTGTATTAAGTGCAACATAATTTTGTGCAGCTTGTGTCAAAGGTGGCATGCCTAAAAATTCTGCCTGGAACGCTTGTACTGCTGCTGTTCCGCCATTAGCTTGAATAGTTGCAAGATTCACCATCAGCTTTTTCTTTTCGTCTTCTTCCATTGTGGCCATTTTCATCTGGAAAGCTAATGATTGTGATGCTGCTGCATTTTTTTCTTGTAGACTTTTAACATCTTCACCAGTAAGTTTAGCAAGTGTTAATAAATGTTTAGTATAACTTGCTGCTGCATTTGATTGCTCTTTTAACCCTTTGTCGTCCATCCTGCGCTGTCTAGAACCTGCTCTAGTAAGATGGTTATATTCAATCAATGCTTCGTTAACTTCTAATTGAGTTAGTCCTGCATTCATAAGTTCTAGACGCTGGGCACCCATTTGTTTATGCATTTTAGATAACTGCATAGCACCTTGTGTTGCAGTTCCGCCGAAAGCTGCTAACTTACTAGAATTTTGCGATACCATCTCAGCAAACACGCCTAGTTGTAAGTGAGTTCCTGCCGCTGCTATTCTCATATCAGTAATACTATTATTAAATGCTGCACCAGTTGATGCTAACCCTTTAAATGTATCAAAACTATCGTCGAGTACGCCAACTAAATCACCCAGATGCTCGCCAACTATTGGCATATGTTGAGCAAAGTCTCTTAATTGATTTTGCCCGTTTAATAGTGTTTTTGTTAATCCAACAGCACTTCCTGCTAATGCTCCAAACGCACTAGCTAGTGTTCCTGCCAAACTTCGGCCAAACTTATTAACTGCGGAAGTCGAATTGTCAATTGCTTTAGTATTTTTCTTTATCGAGTCTCTATTTTTACTGCTTATCTTTACAGTGTCCTCGGTAGCTTGACTTAATGCTTTAAGCTTCTTGTTTACGTCTTTAGGATCAATGCCAGCCTTCTTAGCCATTGCAGTTGTGACAGCCAACAAGGATGTAAGCGTAACTTCACTAGCTACACCTTCGCCGCCTATATTACCAACTTCTACTTGTTCAGCCACATTAAAATCCTTGAGTTATATGCGCACATAAATATATGAGATACATACTAGTACACATTGTATTTATACGGAGTAACAAATGACTGAATTCAATCCTGCAGAGTTTAATAGTAACATCGAGCAAAACCCTTTAAGAAAATATTTTAGACAAGCAAAAGTGTTTGTAACATTGCCATCACGTGGGCGATACTACGCCGATGGTATATTAAATATGCCAGAAACAAATGAACTGCCAGTGTTTGCAATGACTGCAAAAGACGAACTGTTAATTAAAACACCAGATGCACTACTAAACGGACAAGCAACAGTAGATATTATTAAAAGTTGTATACCAGCTATTACTAACCCGTGGCATATGCCTAGTGTAGACTTAGATGCGTTACTGGTTGCTGTTAGGATTGCAACCTATGGCGAAACTTTAGAAATAACAACTAAAGTTCCAGGTACAGGCGAAGAAAGAAAGTTCGATGTAGACCTAAGGCAAGTATTAAATAAACTAGTAACTCCAGAATTTGATGACAATCTAGTAGTTGGTGATATTGTATTAAAAATGAAACCACTATCTTATAAAGAATTTACAGATACTAATTTAAAAACTTTTGAAGAGCAGCGCATATTTACAATGGTAAATGACGATGACTTAGACGATACTACTAAGTTAGAAAGATTTAACGTTAGTTTCAAAAAGTTAACCAACTTAACAATATCTATGTTATGTAATAGTATAGGATCAATAACTGTAGGCGACAATGTCGTAACTAACAGAGTACATATTGAGGAATTTATTGATAATGTAGATAAGGAATTCTTTAATGCGATTACTGCACACTTAGATGCGCAGCGTATAAAGTTTGCTATTGAGCCTATGAAAGTCAGATCGTCAGAAGAAGATATTGAAGCAGGCGCAGAAGCGGAATACGAAATTCCAATTACGTTTGATCAATCAAATTTTTTCGTGTAAGGATCCTAGCCTGGTCCGTGGCTGAGATCCTAGAAGAAGTTAAGAATATGGAGGGCGAGCAGAAACAACTCAAGTCCGAAATAATGAAGATGTGTTGGTATATGCGCGGAGGGTTAACTCTTGAAGAAGGCTTTAGTTTATCTTATGAAGACAGAATGTTGATTAATGATATTATTAAAGAAAACTTAGAAACAACTAAGAAAACTCAACTTCCATTCTTTTAAGCGCCAGTTTTTCCAAAGCTACTTAGTCTTTGGTTCTTATCAAAGTTTTTATCAACAGTAGTACTAGCCGGCTTTTTAACTTTAGTTTTAGAAGTAATATCTTTTTGTAAAGCAGTTAGCAATCGTTTCTTTTCTTTCATATTAAGTTTCGAAAATGCAGCCTTAGTTGTAGCATACACAGACTTAACTACTTTGGGATCAGACACTGGTGCGTTACTTGGATCTTGAGCAGCTATACTTTTACCCATAATCTTATCTTTAACTAAAGTATTAAACACTAATCCAATTCTGTTCTTATCCATTGGAGCTGTAGTGTCAATCTTAGAAGTATCAACCTTCTTAGACTTCAAAAATGAAATAACATCATCAGTAGTAGCAGTATTAAACTTTTTACCTTGCGTACCAAGACGTGAAGCAAATTCAACAGACAAATCCTTAACAGATTGTTTTACATCAGCAGCTCCTGCTTTCTCAGCACGATTAATAGCTCTACCTTGTTTAGTGGCAAAATTAGGCATTTCTAACTCATCAAGCTTTTGCGATTCAGTAAGTAAGTCATTTATTTTCATCTGATGTATCCATTAATGTTATATGAAAGTATTTATTACTTTTATATCAGTTAGTGTATTAACTTCGTTAATACAAGTTATCGCTAACGCTCTAACTAACTATACTTCGTTTTGTATAAGCAATTAAGTGTGATAATATTATTATATTGCATTAATACGAATGTATTAATGTTTTAATTTCATGTAGATTGTTTAGTCAGACGGAACTATTTCTAGTCCCGTCGTCTTTCTGGATAACTTCATGTGAGTCCGCCACAGCCAAGACTTGGAAAGAGGTAATTTTTTATACACAAGTTCAATGGGCTCTGACCTTTCCCATCCTCCGTCGACATTATGTTGCTTATAATATACAATGTACATTATATGTAACAATATTCCCTCGCTTCGTTCCTAGTGCTAAAGGGTTTTTATGAACTATATTGTGTTTTCCGACTGCCAACATGCAATCTATATCAACCTGTGAGCCCAATTTGTTTGGTGGCTTCCTACCTCTGGGTAGTCGATCAATATGTACGTGTGCTCCTATACGGTAGCTTTTTCCACAGCGGCATTAAATAGTCTGGCCCGCTAACCTTATGTGTTGGAATGATTTGCCTGTGGATGCCTGTTGCTCGAGGAGCGCCTACGCTAACTTTGCCTATGTTATTATTATAGTATGTTCTAGTGTAGCTGTCAATCGATAGTTGCCTAAAGTGGAGTATTTTTGAAGTGCTCTGTAAGAATTTTTGAACCGCCTACTCTAACATTAATAATACCATTATAGTATTCTTCTGTTTCAAGTACTCTGCGATCAAATTGTTCTTTCGCTTCTATGTAACTTAGTACGCCTCTACTAGGACAATAATGTAATATTTCTCTAGTAAATTTGTCTGTGCCTAGTGTAGCGACATCTGCATTTAAGTTATCTGATGAACCCCAATAGGTTCTCCAATCACTTTCTTTAGTGCCGCGCCTTTTATTTTTTCTGCCTTTGAGTGGTGGCTTAGTAGTTTTAAATCTAGCTAACTTCTTGCCTATGTACTTACGATTGTTTGTAAGATTTGTAATTAGATATACAAAGCCTTCACAGTCTACTGGTAATTCGTCTACTGTTAATCCTTCGTAAGTCCATTGCATCCAAGTACTTACCAGAACAATTGGATTTATGCCTATGTTCTGGTTGATCTTGTCGTATTATGATGAACATGTATTTCATCGGATCTTTCTTTTGCTAACGCACGAATATCTCGCAAGCACTTTCGTACTGCACGATGCGTTCGTACACTATTTTGCCTTTCAAATATTTCATTTGCTTTAAAGTAAGCAAGGTAAGCTTGAACAAGTGAATCATGTGGATCGTCCATTAGTCGGATACCTCTAAATCGTTTGCATATGATGTAAAGCCGTTTTCTTTTACAACTCGTAGCACATGATTAACTCTGCCAATAAGTTCGTCTTTGTGTGAGATAAGATATATATTCTTTTCACGTTCACGTGCCATCTTTTTAAGAATACTTAATGAGTTTTCAACACCAGCAGTGTCCATGCCGCTATCAATAAGCTCGTCAATGAACAATAAGTTAATGTTTTGATATAAACTTTCCCAAACATCACGGAATGCAAAGCTTAATCCTAAGATAAGTCTATTACGTTCGCCTCTTGACAAGTTATCAAAGTCTAGGTCTTGTCCTAGCTGTGTAATTTCAACAGTTAAGTCATTTAAGAATACTACTTGGTGTGGTAATCCAATCTTATCAAGATAGTATGACAGTCTGTTGTTAAGGTATGCTAAGTTCTGATCAATAATCTTCTTACGAATGAAACTATCTTTGTTTGTTAGTAACTTTAACAAAAACTCTTGATGTTCTTTGAAGCTAGTAAGGTCGTTAACGATTAACCAGTCAATTTTCTGAATAGCAGTGTCGTTTAAATCGGTAATTTGCGCCGTATACGGGTCCTCTTCAACCTGCTTGGCTGCTAGTGTCTGCTTTAGATTATCTACGTTACTACGATGCTCGTATGCTTCCTTAGCACTATCATAAAACGTAGTAGGCTTACCGTTAATGTCGCCAATTTCGTCAAGTGACGACATTACATCTGTCAATTTAACACTAACTTCGGATTGATAACTTATTGCGTCAGCAAGTTCTTTATTTTTACGCTCTGCAATCTCTGCTTTCTTGTCTGCATGTAGTTCCTGTCCACAAGTGTAACAAGTAGCGTCTTCTAGGTCCGCAATGTCTTTTTCAGCCTTTACAACACTCTTATCTGCACGTTGAAGTGCTGGCTCTAACGTACTTAATTCTTTTCTAAGAGCTAAAATAGCATTATTGTGCTGTGTCCAGTTAGCTAACTTTTCGTGTGACTCGAGTTCTGATTCAATGTCTAAATGTTCTAATTGATCAATGCCTTTTGACAAACTATCTTGATCTGCTTTGTGTTTAGACACCCATGCACGTTGTCTTCCAACTAATTGTCCAATACTTGCTTCGATCTTTTCGTTAGCAGTTTGGATAGCATTAATTTTTAATGTCTCTTCAGTAATAGAGTCTTTAGTATTACGTGTTTGCTCTTTAAGTAAATCAGCCTTCTCGGATAAGATAGTAATACCTAACAACTGCTCGATAATCTGTCTTTGATCATTAACACGCATACTTAAAAACGGTTCGGTATAAGTGTTTAGCGCAACAATGTGCTTAAACATGTCATGACTCATACCCAACAGTGTGTTAACATCGTCTTGTGTCTGTCTACTGTCACCTTGTGACTCGTCTACTAATGATTCTTGGTTATTAATATAGAATTTAAACAGATTAGGTGAGCGCCCACGTTCGATACGGTAGCTATTGTTATCTTTTTCAAACTGTAACGTTACTAACATGCCTTTGCTGTTAGTTTTGTTAATTAAGTTGTTGCGTTTGATGTTTGTAAGTGCAGTACCGTACAATGCATATGACAATGCATTAATAATAGTAGTTTTACCAGTACCATTACGTGATCCACTGTCATCGCCACCTTGATCTAGGTTCTCACCTAGTACTAATGTTAGTTGTTCATGGTCGAAGTCTACTGCTTGAGTCTGATTACCCACACTCATAAAGTTTTTTACAGTTAGGTCTTTAATCTTTATCATATTATGATTCTAGTCCATTATATATTTGCAACAACAAACTTTTATCAAAGTTAGTAGTGTCTAGTTCTGCTATTTCGTTGCTAACTATCTGATCCACACTTTCAAACACACTTATATCAAGGTTTGTAGTAATCTCTTCTAAGTGTTTCTGTGCAATCAGTGTGATCTCACGACAGTTGTACTGAGTGATGAATGTTTCTTTAATAAAACTTGCTTCTTCGTAACTAATAGGTAGATCAAGCGTTACTCGCAAGTACATTTTAGGTTTAATAAATGTATCTGCGTTATCAATTAAGTTACTAAGTGTTACAGTACGATACTTAGGACAGTTGGGCCAGTTAATGTACTCTGGTTCCTTGTTATTTTCTTTATCAAGTATCATCATGCCACGATCATCGTCACCAACATCAGCATAGTTGTGTGGAAACGCATTACCGATGTAATGAATAGCACCTTGCTTCTGTCGTTTATGGAAGTGACCGCTGAATACATAGTCTTGGTGTTTAAAGTGTTCAGGCTTTAAGTCGCCGTGGTCGGGCATTCTAACTAATGCGTTCATATAGAAACTAGGAAGTTCAAAGTGACCAAACAAGTACTTTGTTTTGATACTACTCATCTTCTTCCACTCGTCTCCAACAAGCCACGGTACAAGTGCAACATCATCTTCAATGAAAATTTCGTCTACAAAGGTAATACCTGGAATATGTTTTGCAAATGCAGTGGAGTTAACGTCACGCTTGTCTTTATAATACAAGTCATGGTTACCATCGAAGAAGTAAAACTTCTCAAACGCAGCACCAAGCTTTTCCATACTTCTAATTGTTGCATCCATAGTAGTAAGATTAAGCGAATTACGATTATGATGCCAGTCACCGCAGAAGATACCAGTTTCGCAACCAGCAGCTTGTGCTTGTTCTATATACCAATCAATAAATTCTTCGCAATCTTCGTTATGTATACGACTGTTACCTTTCAGACCAAAATGAATGTCTGTAAATACCGCAGCTTTTTTAAACAAATTTAGTTCTCCATATGTACATGTACTAGTATATAGTAAAACGCAACACCTGTCAACCGTTTATTTAGGTTTGTATTCTGTAAACTGTGTAGGTGAAGCATCTTCGTTTCTCTTAACACTTGCTTCCCATTCTCCTTGATTCTGTCTAGTATAACTTGGCGACAAGTCATTCATTTCCAAAATATCATCTCGAATGTTTTGATTACGCTTTTCGATATTAATAACACGAACAAAACTATTAGTAACAGCCGCAGTATAGTATGCAAAAGGATTGTCTGACTTGGATTCGTCAAATTGCAAACCAATTTGTGCTAATTGTAGTATTGCTTGTCCTTTCATTTCGTCATTATACGTATAACCGCGAACATTGCCACGAGTTGCATACCGATCAACAAGCTTTAACCACATTAGTGCAAGTGTATTAGTTGCTTTACCATGTTGATGACTAAAATGTCCGTTATCCATGCCACCTACCCAATGACTTTTGCCAACTAGGATAATTTCGCCTTCTTCATTGTATTTGTAATGATGGAACGGTGGAAAAGGAAGCTTAACTCTAGTATCAGCAACAGTCTTTGGGTTCTTTTTACGACCTGGCTCTTCAGGAATATGTTCAAACGTCATTACTCGGAAGATTAATTCTTCTTTTGTAATTTCGGTATATAGTGTTTCGCACTCTGCTTGCTTAACCTTTTCACCAAGCTTCTTTCGTCGGTCATATTCGGCAGAAGACATTTTTTTTGCCTTATTGCGTTTTGCTTCTGTAACAGTTAGACGGTTTATTTTGTCTACACTTGCCAAAATAATGTCATACTGCCCGTATTCAGGCGCAAGGAAGCTATTAAATTGGTTTTTTGATTTATGTATTTCTTTAAGTATGTCTTTGTTATTTAAATAATTCTTAGGGCGCATATTATTCTCCATTTGTTATACTTATTATAAACTACTTACTTAATTTTGTCAACTAAATAGTAGTATAGGAGACAAAATAAATTATGGCCTTTTCAATAAAATCTTCAGCTTCGAATTTTATGAGCAGCATTGTAAGCGATGTAAAAAGCAAAGTTCAAGGTGCTGCATTGGATGCAGTAACACAAAAACTCGGAAGCCTTGGCCCGCTAGGAAAATTAGCAGCTAATTTTATTAACGAAACTGCTGGCTTTGGCAATGACGGCAGAACAGTCTCGCGAGCACTTATTTCTTCTAACATTACAAATACAGAAACCGGCGACTGGAGAGTTAGTATAAGTGTTCCTTCCCTGTTTCACGTTGGAAATGTTATTAAGCCTTTGCTAGATAACGGATCAAATCCAAACGCAACAGGAAATAGAATGATATTTCCGTTTAACCCTACAGTATTATTAAGTCACAGTGCAAACTATGCTGCTGTGCAGCCAACGCATACAAACTATGTGTATAATGCATATGAAAGTAGTCAAGTAGATGCAATTACACTTACAGGCGAGTTTTTTCAAGAAAATGAAAACGATGCAAGATATTGGATTGGATGTTTGCACTTTTTAAGAAGTGCAACAAAGATGTTTTACGGTAATAGCAAGCCATTAGGTGCTCCACCAGTTGTATGCAGATTAAATGGCTATGGTAAACATGTATTAAATGATATACCTGTAGTAATAACAAACTTTACAACTGACTTGCCAGTTGATGTTGATTATATTGAGTGTGCAATAGATGGACACACTAACTATGTTCCTACACAAAGTTCGATTACAGTAACATTACAGCCGCAATATGCAAGACGTTCGCAAGCAGGCTTTAGTTTAAATAAATTCGCCAGCGGTAACCATACTGGCGGCGATGAGGGATTTGTATAATGAGTAATGGTTTAAGTCCGTATGCAGCTACACCGATAACTTCTACTGGATATTTAGATGTATTGGTACCGCGTCCAGTACCTATAAGCGGTAAAGATATTTTGTTTACAATAACACCTGAATATACATACCGTCCTGATTTACTTGCGCACATTGTATACGGTAGGAAAGAATTATGGTGGGTATTTGCCCAGCGTAATTTAGATATTTTAAAAGATCCAGTATTTGATTTTGTAGCAGGAACAAAGATATATATTCCTGACGAAACATCACTCAGAACTACGTTGGGAATCTAATATGCCAGCTATTAAATTAAAAGCAGCAGTTACAAGTGCAGTCAACAGCTCGGTTAACACAGCGATTAGTACAGTTAGTGCAAAAGTCGGTGCATCTATTAATACTAAAATACCCTCTCCTGGCGGATCATTAAGTGCTAATAAATTCGGTGCAGCATTAAAAGGCGCAGCTATAGGGGCCGTGCTTGACGGTAAAAAAGGCGCAGCTATAGGCGCGTTACTAGGCGGTAGCGGCTTGCTAGGACTAGCTGAAAATAAACTAAAAGGATTAATAGGAGGCGCTCCTGAACTTTTAGGTTTAAAAGGACCTGCTTTAAAAGTAGTCGAACGAGGAGCAGCTGAACTTCAAGGTATTGTCGGAGAACAATTTTCTCTAACAACTAGTCAATACCAAAGTACAAAGAATAATACGTTATTTAATTATATCGATGACGGCCCAGTAGATGTGTACAACGGCAATGATACTTCGTCGAGCAAAATTCCAAACCCGTTAAGAAAATACGAAAGCTTTAACTATAAAATTACGTTAGGAATACTTGACACTGCTGAATATAATAATCCAGACTTATACAGAGATGCCGGCGGCTTTAAGAATTATATAATACAAAGCAGCGGCGGCGACCTAGGCAAACGATATCAAGTGTTTGATGAACACGCTGGCAACGTTGCAGCAAATCATCACCAGGACGGATCACAAACACACGCAGAATATTATATTGATGATTTAAACGTCGATGCAGTTGTTGCTCCAAATCCAAATACTAGAGTTGCATTAGGCACATCGATAGAGTTTAATGTACTTGAGCCATATAGCATGGGCAACTTTATACAAGCTATCGTCGGCTCAGCGTCTACAGCAGGATATAAAAATTATCTAGACGCTCCGTTCTGTTTAAAGATTGAATTTATAGGATGGGAACCCGAAACTTCAGAAATTAGAACGTCAGTTATTAATCCTTATGAAGATCGCCCTATCTTTATGCCAATTAAATTTATTAATATGGATTTTAAGGTGTCTGGCCAAGGCAGCAGTTATGCAGTAAAAGCAATACCGATGAGTGAAGCAGGACTATCAGATAAAATTAATAAAATAAAAACCCCAGTTAAAACATCAGGAACTTTTTTACATGAAGTTCTTGAAACAAATGATAATTCTTTAACATCAGCAATAAACGGACACTTACAAGATATGGAATTTTCGGGTGCAATGGCCCCAGGCGACAGATTCCTTGTAACCTTTCCTAAAGAGAGACGCATGCTACTCGATGCATTACATAAAGGAGTAGTTACAGACACTGCATTTACTACATCACCAGAAGAACTTGCTCAACAAAAAGCAGGAAATGCAGGTCCTGATGACGGCTTACGCGGCGCTCAATATTCTACAAAAATTATAACAATTAAACCTGCATCGTCTACTTATGAAGTGTTAAAAACATTTGCTGAAGATATTTCTTTAATGAATGCAATTGGAACTAGCTCACTTAATGAAGATACTAATGCAGCAGGAAACAAAAAAGAAGCTGATCCGATACAAATAATTAATCCAGACACAGGCAAATCTGATCGCAGCGCATCAGATGCTCAGTCAGCAGATAAAGCAAGAGAGTATATGTTTTCTCAAAATGAGAAAATTACTAGCATTATTGAAAAACTAGTAGTCCAAACAGAGTATGCCGCTGAGAACTCCACAGAAGAATCTGAAAACGGATTAAATAAATGGTTTAAGATTAACACATATGTATTCATTGATGATGGCGAACTTTCTGAATTACAACAAGGACAAAAGCCTAAAGTTTATGTGTATAGTGTTGAGACTTACGAAGTAGACTCTGCCGTTACTATCGGACATAATAAAACTCCTAAAAACACTGTTGGGCTAACAAAGGAAGCTGTTAAGGAATACAACTACATTTATACAGGAAAAAACGAAGACATTTTAAGCTTTGATATTAACTTTAATAATGCATTTATGTCTACTGCATTAGCAAGCTATGGCGCAGGCGCTGGTCCAGTTGCTGATGTAGACTCTGGAACAATCACTAAACCAGCGCAACCTGGAGCAGGACCAACTACTGACAATGATGCAACAACCAAAGAAGAAGCTAGTGGAGGCACCCAAACAGACACTGCCGTAGCTCTTCCTGCTGGAACATATAGCTCGGACATACGCAGACAAGTTGCTGAAATGTTTCATGACAGAATTACAAACTTACCAATAGACATGATATCTGCTGAGATGGAAATTTACGGTGACCCGTTTTTCATCCCGCAAGAAATAGGAAACTACGTAGCAAAAACAGGATTTAATCCTAATATTACCGCTGAAGGTACTATGCCATATCATAAAGGACCAGTATTTCTTGATGTAAACTTTAAAACACCTTTTGATTATCAAATTAAAGGAGCAACAATGGAAATGCCACAAATTGTTCCACAGTTTAGTGGGTTATTCCAAGCTTGGGCAGTTACAAATTCATTTAGTAAAGGTCAGTTCAGACAAACTTTAAAACTAATAAGACGTAAAAAGCAAAATGATGCAGCAACATCAGGCAACAGTGCCTTTGTTAGTGTAAATGGTGATGTAAAGAACGGCAAAACTCAAGTTAGGAGTGACGGAACAGTCGGCGCCATAAGACCAGGAATAGATTGCATTCCTGCGCCTACACAAGATGATGTTAGGAATATTAACCCAACCATAGCAGCAGACGTAACTGCTAAAGAAATAAATGCATTGCAACAAGTAGAAAATCTTGTAAAAGATACATTTGGCAATATAAAATCTGAAGTAGCTGGCGTAGACTTTGGTTTAGTGAAGGCTGTAGATTTAAGTAAAATTATTCCAAAAGCAATAGGCGATGTAGCATTTGGCGCAATCGCTAGTAAAATACCTGGAGTTGGAGGACTTGCTATTGCATCACTTGCTAGTGATGCAATAGGCGGCATTGGAGTTGCTGCATCAGGAGGTTACACTCCTACTGGTCTCCAAGCTAGTCTTGCAACCGCCCAACTCAATACTAATGCAGTAACAGCTTCACTTGCTGTAAATAGTAAAAACGTTGCTAGTACACAAATAGCAGCAGTTTCAAATGCAGGCAAAGCTAAAGTTAAAGGGATATTAGGATCTACATAAATGATTGAAGAAGACGAAACACCAGAAACTATTGGCGCACAAACAGAGCAAGGCGATGCAGTTCCGTGGAGTAGTGCAGATGGATGGCGAAACGAAAATAATACTTTAGTTTATCAAACTCTTGACGATGCCCAATTGTCTTGGGACGGTAGGAGCATTAGAATATTTATAGTAGTAGATCCAGTCGACGTAACACTTAATAATGTCACTTGGTCTACTAATGACCAGTGGTATGTTGGAGAAACAGTATATACAACAGGCGGCACTTTAAACGGTTACTTTAGGCCATTACACCAGTGGTTGAAACGCCTAGATCCAGATGCTTTAAAAATACAGTTAGCGACACCTGAATTACTGAAAATAGCTAAATTTTCTGAAAAACAAGTAGTATACCTTGCTAACGGTGTTCCTGTGTTTAAGCCACTTACCAGTTTGAGTAACGAGCGTCCTGTAACTGAAAAAAGTTCTACTTCTAGTACAGCAGGAGTAACAATTGACACTTCTGTTACTAATATTGCGAAGAATGCAGGCACTTCGACAATAAGCGAAGTAGTTGTTGGAAAAATTCCTAGTGTAGATATAATTAAAGGAAAGCTTCAGGATAAAGCAAAGTCACTTCTTAACGACAAGTTAAGTGCTTTTGGTGGCATAGGCGAATTAATTCCAGGAGCAATATTACCTGGAGAGGAAGGTCTTCCTCCGTGTTTACCAGAGAATGCTCCTGGAGTAGATAACACAGTAACAAAGGTTCTTGGACCAGACGATGCAATATCTGCATTACGCACTAAAGCAGCAGAAACTGCCTCAACTGCGCTAGACGCATTTGGCGGCGCAGGTCCTGACTTTCCAGAAACTGTTAAACCTAATACAGTAACAACAGATACAGTGGACACATCGGCAACTGATAACCAATCGCCAAGCGTATATAAATATGAGCCACTTAAAGCAGGATTTGACAGATACGATTTCAACACAGGCAAAAAAGTGGTTACGATTTAACCTTAATAATATAGGACTACAATAAATATGGCAACGGGAAATTATACAAGAACAGCAGCAGGTATGACCACTGGATTTAAAGATTCAGGACCATACGAAGCTATTGTAGTTAACAACCTTGACACTCGATATATGGGTGGTCTAACTGTTGAACTACTAAAGTACACTAGTTCCGCTGGTACTCCAGAGCGCACTGGACAGTTGTTAAATGTTAGATATTTAAGCCCGTTTTATGGAGTAACTCCTAATGCAGCACTTACAGCAAATGACGGATATGAGCATACACAAAAAGCATACGGTATGTGGATGGTACCGCCAGATGTAGGAACCAAAGTACTTGTTATGTTCGCAGAAGGAAACGCAAACTTCGGTTATTGGATCGGATGTATCCCTGCAGATTATATGAACTTTGCTGTTCCAGATGGTAAAGCGTCTACACAAAATACAACAGGAATCACGCCTCCAAACTTAAAAGGAAGAAAACTTCCAGTAGGCGAATATAACAAAGCAATTGAAACTGGAGCAAAAGTAGATCCTACACTGTTTAACAAGCCCTACAATAAAGACTTCACAGAAACATTAGAAGTACAAGGTTTATTAAATGACGAATCTAGAGGGACAACTACAAGTAGTGCTAGGCGAGAAATGCCAAGTATGGTATTTGGTATTAGTTCTCCAGGCCCTAAAGATTACAGAGATGGTGCGCCTTCTATGGAAATTGGCAGCACCGGTTCGAAAGTTAAAGTTCCTTCCAATAGATTAGGAGGATCGGCATTTGTAATGGACGACGGAGATGAAAACTTTGTCCGTGCAACACATGCTGAAGAAGGACCTCCGATCTACAAAAATAAAGGTGCTACACCGCCCGAAACTGGAGGCGATAATACAATCCCACAAAATGAATTATTTCGTTTAAGGACTAGAACTGGTCATCAGATATTAATGCATAATTCAGAAGATTTGATCTATATCGGTAATGCTAGAGGCACTACTTGGATCGAAATGTCTAGTGATGGAAAGATTGATATTCATGCACAAGACAGTGTTAGTATTATGACTGAAGCAGATTTAAATATTACTGCCGAACGTGATATAAACTTAGAAGCTGGCAGAAATGTTAATATTAAAGCTGCTGGTAGAGCCGAAGGCAATGATGTCGGCAGAGTACAAATTGAATCTAAAAACGACTTTAATTTACTAGTAGGACAGGATAGTAAAATTACTGTAGGAAAAAATCACTCTATAAAAGTAAAAGAATCTCACTATATTGATACTAATAAAACGTTGCATATTAAAAGCGGTAAAGATAATAAGTTAACTGCTGAAGGTTATACACATATTAAAAGTGGCCGAGATCATAGAGAAACTGCTACAAAAATACACATGAATGGACCGAAGCAACCAGCATCTACTGCAAATCCAGCGCAAGAAGTTGAACAATTAAACACAGTTACCTTGCCAAGAGTACAAGCAGGCGGCGCAATAAGCGGATACGAGTCTATTCTAACAAGAGCACCGCAACACGAACCGTGGCCACACCATGAAAACTTAGATCCGGCATCATTTAAGACAGTACATACTGATAGAGAATCGCCAGGCCCATTGCCATCAGCAGATCGAATACTCACTCCTGATACGTTTGATAAAAATTTACAAGGTCGAATTTCTACTAGTGCATATGTCGCTGGAAGCGGCGGCAATATTACCACTGGACATAGTTCAGGCGGAACTGGACATGGACAATCACCAGTACCGCAAGGTGAATATACAAGTAACTTTGACTTTGATTCAGAATTAGGTTCATTAAGTGCAAAATATGAATCTTGGGGCAATCCTGCAACAGTTGGATGGGATAGTACTGGAGGCTATAGTTACGGAACTTACCAATTCTGTCGTGGAACAATGGGAGATTTCCATAAATGGTTATCAGTAAATCATCCTAGTTTAGAATCGCAATTAAAAGAAGCAGGCGGAGCATCGGCAGCGTTAGCAGGAACACAGGCATACAAAGCAGCTTGGAAACAAGTTATGAGCTCTGCATTAGGAGTGGAAGCACAACACAACTATGCAGTACTTAAATATTATATTCCGTCTTATAAGAAAATTACAAATAGAACTACACTTGATACTAACCTACGATCTGAAACCGTAAAAAATGTTGTATGGTCTACTTCTATTCAACATGGTGTAGGCGGCTCAGGAACTGTATTTAAACGAGCACTTGCTAGTTTAAGTTACCCGCCCACCCCAATAAGCATAGCTGAGCCAACTGATGCAGCAATAATTAGAGCAGTGTATAATGAGCGTAGAGCAGATAATGGCATGCGATACTTTAGAAGTAGTACATCTTCTGTTAGACAAAGTGTTGTTAATAGAATGCATAATGAAGAAGCAGATGCACTACGTTCTCTAGAACAAGAAATTCTTATAGCACAAAACAATCCGCCAACATCAGAACCGTCAGATAATAGTGCTGCTACAACCACAGTATCGCAAACTAGTGGCACAGCATAAAGGGTAAATACAGTATGAGTCAATTAGAAAAAAATCTATACAAAAGAGTAACAGTAAATGCACCCACTGAGACAGCAAGTTCTGGTAGAAAATATAGAGGCTTCTCTACAGTTGCAGATACTAAAAGTTTTAGCATATATGACTTTGAACTTATTAAGCAAGACTTAATAAACCACTTTCACATACGTCAAACTGAAAAGTTAAGTGATCCTACATTTGGTACTATTATTTGGGATATTTTGTATGAACCGTTTACTACCGAAGTACAAGAAGCAATTATAGAAGACGTTACCCGTATTATTAATTATGATCCTAGAATACAAGCAAGTGCTATTGAAATTGATACTTATGAACAAGGTATTCAAATAGATTGTACTATATCTTTTCTTCCATTCGGTGTAACGGATCAATTGCGCTTTAAATTCGATAAAGACAACGGTTTACTCCAAGCATAGAAATTAAATACACACATTATCATTTCAGGTAAATACATTAGTAAACAAGGAAACTGATATGTCTGCAAATGATCGACAGTCGAGGCTCTTAGTAGCTGAGGACTGGAAAAGAATATACCAAAGTTTTAGAAACGCTGATTTCCAAAGCTATGATTTTGATAATCTAAGACGCACAATGATTAATTATCTGCGTCAAAACTATCCAGAAGACTTTAACGATTACATCGAGTCAAGTGAATATCTTGCGCTAATTGATATGATTGCTTTCCTTGGGCAAAACTTATCATTCCGTATTGATTTAAACGCTCGTGAAAACTTCCTTGAAACAGCAGAGCGCAGAGAAAGCGTATTGCGTTTAGCACGTATGCTGTCTTATAATCCTAAGCGTAATCAAGCAGCAAACGGATTACTTAAATTCGATACAATTAAAACAACTGAAAATCTTTTAGATAGTAATGGTTTAAACATGTCAGGAATTACTGTTAAGTGGAATGACCAAACTAACACAAACTATTTTGAACAGTTTGTTAAGATTATGAATTCAGCATTGCCGTTGTCGAACTCAATTGGCAATCCTTTAAAGTCTGCATTAATCGCAGATGTACAAACACAAAAATATCGCATAAATGCTACAAACACTGGTATAGCAGTATATCCGTTTACTAAGCGTATTGAAGGCACAACCACACGTTTTGAAGTAGTAAGTACTGATATATCAACAGACGATATAATTGAAGAAGCACCATTACCAGGCAACAGTCCTGCATTTTTGTTTAGAGATGATGGTCAAGGAGCTGGTAGTACTAACACAGGATTCTTTATGCATTTCCGCCAGGGCAAGATTGAAACAGGAGATTTTGCAGTAGCTAATCCGACACCTAATCAAGCAGTTCAGATTGATGCACAGAATATTAATGATAGTGATGTTTGGCTGTTTTCAGTAAACAGCGCAGGCTATGAGAACAACGAATGGACAAAAATTGACTCTACAGAAGGCAACAATGTTATCTACAATAGTTTGTTTAATAAAACTAGAGATGTATTTGCAGTAACTACACGTATCGGTGATAGAATTAACTTAGTGTTTAGTGACGGCGTATTTGGTAATTTACCAGCTGGAGACTTTAGAGCATATTATAGAACTAGTAATAACGTAAGAAGTGTAATAACTCCTAGTGCAATTAGTACAGTAAGTATTGATATACCATATCAGTCAAGAAATGGAACAGCGCAAACTCTTACCATTGGACTTAAATTAAACTATACTGTAGCTAACGGTGCTGCAACAGAAACTAATGCAGAAATTAAGCAAAATGCACCTGCAACTTATTACACACAAAATAGATTAATTACAGGTGAAGATTATAATATTGGGCCTTTAGCAATTAGTCAAGATATTATTAAGACTAAAAGTTCAAATAGAATTTCGAGTGGTATAAGTCGATTCTTTGACTTGAAAGACGCCAGCGGCAAATATTCAAACACTAGCCTGTTTGCTGATGACGGTGTAATTTATAAAGAAGAGTTTGATGAAAAACAAACATTTACATTTGCAACTCAAACAGATATTGAAGGTGTAATATATAATACTATTGAATCTATTTTAAGTAATATTAGCACACAAAACTTTTACTTTTCAAAGTATCCAAAAATTATTGTTAGTGACCTCGGCGCAACTTGGGCACAATCAACTACAAGCACAAATCAATCATTAGGGTTATTACAAGATGTTGACAGCAACTCTTATACAGTAGGTACATTTACTGCAAACAGTTTGCGCTTATTAGAAGCTGGAACAATGTTAAAGTTTGTTGCTCCAACAGGTAAACACTTTATGCCTAATGGTACTTTAATGACCGATGGTGCAAGTGATCATTTAGGTAAAACATCATATAAGTGGTCAAAGGTAGTGTCTGTAGTAGGCAATGGAACTGTAATAGACGAAGATGGTATTGCTCCTATAGTACTTAATGATATTATTCCTACAGGAGCAATATTACAACAGGTTATACCTAATTATTCTAAAGTATTAATTAATGATATTAAAACTCAGTTAGTTGACCAGGCATTTAACTACCACGACTTTGCATTACGTTATGACCAGTATGACAGGCAGTGGAAACTAATATTAGACGAAAATATTAATACATTAACTACATTTGCTACAGGTAAAGCGGGTGATATCACTGGCGCAAATTTAGATGCTAGTTGGATGTTATACTTTAAAACTGATGGCGAAAAATATACTATTACATATCGCAATTTAAGATATGTAATGGAAAGTGCAGACGAAATTAGATTCTTCTTTGACAGTGCTGATAAAGTGTATGATCCGACTACTGGACAAATTGTTAGAGACAAAATTGATATATTAAATATTAACCGTAAACCAGGCGCATTAACTCCATTTACAAGAGACTTTAATTGGACTATTACAGATGCATATCGAGATACAGAAGGATACTTGGATAGTCGTAAAATACAAATTCAGTTTATTGATTTAGACGATGACGGTGTTGTTGACGATCCTGATATTTTTGAGCAAATAGTAGGTGAAGAAGATACAACTATTCTTACAAAAGACAAACTAGTATTTCAAAAGAAATACACAACAACTGACGGTGTAGAAGATTTTAAATATTTTGCAAACACAACTGCTGAAATTATTGTAGTACAAAACGAAGCAGCTATTGCACCTTATAGTACTAGAGTTGAAGGACAAATATTTTACTTAATTAACGAAGCTATATTTAGAAAGCTTAATAAAACACTAAACAATACAGCAATTAATACAGACTATAAAGCATACTTTGGCAGAGCAGATTTAAAATTCCATTATATTCACGTTGCTGATAGCGGATATAGAATTGACCCAAGTGCAAGTAATATTATTGACACTTACATTTTATCGAAAACGTATGATACACAAGTAAAACAATATATTAGTGGAGCAACTATAGTTAATCCTAAGCCGCCTAGCAATGACGAATTGTTTAGAAGTTACGGAACTGCAATTAACAAAATAAAAAGTATTAGCGATGAAATAATTTATCATCCTGTAAAGTATAAGATACTATTTGGTGACAAAGCAACTCCTGATTTACAAGTTAAATTTAAAATTGTTAAAAATACAAATATTGTTACTAACGATAATGAACTTAAATCAGACATTGTTGAATCAATTAATAGATTCTTTGATATTGAAAACTGGGACTTTGGCGAGACTTTTTACTTCCAAGAGCTTAGTGCCTATATCATAAACCAGCTGTCTCCGAAACTGGTAAGTATACTAATAGTACCGCGCCAAACAACACAATCGTTTGGTAGCCTATTTGAAATTAAGAGTGAGCCAGATGAAATATTTGCAAGCGCAGCCAAAGTGACTGATATCGAAACAATAGATCAGATTACTGCAACAAACTTACAAGCAACAGGCACAGTGCTTAACACAGTGTCAACAGCTTCAACAGCAGGAATTACAAGCAGTGCATCAACTACAACTACAACTACAACAGCAGCAACAGGCGGCGGCTTGGCTAACGCCAGCAACTCAGGCGGAAACGCCAGCAACTCAGGTGGAGGCTACAGTTACTAATGGCTAAGAATGATCAAAACGAAAGTGCCCTACCTGTTCCGGGCCAGAATAATAAAATTACTTCAAGTGATTTTCTACCAAAGTTTTTTAGAACACAAGCAAATAAAAAGTTCCTACAAGGTACACTAGACCAGCTTATACAACCTGGCGTTGCTGAAAAAGTAAATGGTTATTACGGCAGAAAAACTGCCAAAGCATACAAAGCTACAGATAATTATATCGACGATGTAACAGTTAATAGGACTAACTATCAATTAGAACCTGCTACTGTTATTAAAGACTTATACGATAATGTAACTTTTTATAAAGACTATAATGATTATATGGGTCAGTTAAATGTATACGGAGCAAATACAGATAACCATAGTCGTTTAAATAACCAAGAAACCTATGCATGGAACCCAAACATTGATTGGGATAAATTTGTAAACTTCCGTGAGTATTACTGGATGCCAAACGGCCCACTTAGTATACAAGTTAGAGGGCAAAGTAGAGATGTTGTTAGTACCTATACTGTTACTACTCAAGACCAAGGCGACAATATTGCTTATGTATTTAATGAAGGAATTACAGTTAATCCAACATTAAAACTTTACCGAGGACAAACATATCGTTTTGCAATTGACACTTTAGGACATCCGATATCAATTGCCCTTAGTAGAACGTTTACTCCAGGAGTAAGTGTTGATACTAACGTTAGTACACTTTATACTGATGGTATAACAATGTATGACGAACTAGGTAATGTTACTACAGATACATACATTGAAAAAGGCACCATTGAGTTTACTATTCCATCTAACGCACCTAATGTATTATATTATATTAGTAAAAATTCAGTAGATACTAGCAGTGCTATTAGAGTTTATGATATTGAGGAAAATACATTCCTTAATATAGATCAAGAAATAATAGGTAAGAAAACTTATACAACTGCAAACGGAGTAGTTTTATCAAACGGAATGAAAATTAAATTCCAAGGTGATATACTACCTGTTACATACGAAACTAATTCTTGGTATGTTGAAGGCGTTGGCTCTAAAATTAAATTAATTAAAGATCAAGATTTAATTATTCCAGCAGCATATAGTGATACAAAGCGTGTGGCATACGATAGTGATAACTTTGATACATTACCGTTTACAGATGCCACAGCTTATGCAACTAATCAAGATTATATTGTTATTAACAGGGCTACGCCTGATAGAAACGCATGGAGTCGATATAATAGATGGCATCACAAAGATGTAATATTAAAAAGTTTTGAACATAACGGGCTACCTAGAGATGTAGATGAAGCCAACCGCGCCAAGCGTCCTATTATTGAATTCGAAGCAGGCATAAAATTAAATAACTTCGGAGCATCTGCAAAACAAGATGTTGACTTAATAGATACATTTACTAAAGATGTGTTTAGTACTATTGAAGGACAAACAGGCTACAACATCGACGGAGTCAATCTTGCAGATAACATGCGTATTATGTTTACAGCAGATACTGACATCCGTGTTAGTGGTAAAATTTATCAAGTTAAATTTGTTAAAATTAGTAATGTAAGACAAATTAGTTTAATTGAAACTACTGATACTTTACCGTTAGATCTCGAAACAGTATTAGTTACACAAGGCGTAAAAAACGCAGGCAAAAGTTACCATTTTACTAATTTAAAGTGGGCTGCTGCACAAGAAAAAACTACACGTAATCAAGCACCATTATTTGATGTATTTGATGTAAACGGAAATAGCTTTAGTGATATTACAAGTTACGGATCAACTACATTTAAAGGATCTAAATTATTCTCATATGCAGCCGGAGAAGGAGTAGTAGATACTGAATTAGGATTTGCATTAAGTTATAAGACTATTGTAAACTCAGGCGATATTGTCTTTGATTTTAATTTATTAAACGATTCGTTTAACTATCAAACAGATACAGAAGTATTTACGCAGTCAATTAGCAGTGGATACTTAAAGAAATTTAAATCACTTACTGCATATTCTTATGTAAACGGCTTTAGTAGTACTCCTACAAAAAGTAAGCAGTTTGTTATAAAAGAACATGCAGCTACTGACTTACAAGTTAATAAATTTGTAATTGATGCGTATAATAACTCGAGTACTTTAACTGATTTAAAAATTGTAGTATTTGTTAATAATAAATTACAGATAATTACCACAAACTATACAGTTGATAAAACTAATAACAACGCAGCTATTATATTTAATAAAGATTTAACTGTTGGCGATATTGTTAAAATTAAAACAGACACTAAAACTATAAAAAATTCTAATGGCTATTACGAATTTCCATATAACTTGGAGCGTAACCCGTTAAATGATGATGTTAAGCAATTTACACTCGGAGAAGTAGTTGATCATGTTGATAGTATGTTGGAAGATATTCCAAACTATACTGGCACATACCTTGGATCTAGCAACCTAAGAGACTTGGGCGACTTAGATCATTACGGAAAACGGTTTGTTAAACACAGCGGTCCAATTAACCTACCGTTATATCATATAACTAACAAAAGCTATAATATTATAAAGGCTTTAAAGTTTTCCAAAAAAGAGTATTCTAGATTTAAGAAAACATTTTTAGATGTAGCTACTAATTTAGGGTATGACGGTCCAGTCAAAGGCCACGTAGATAAAGTGTTAAAAGAAATTAATAATGATAAGATAAAGTCGCAGCCATTTTACTTCTCAGATATGATACCTAATGGACCTTCTAACAAACTTGATTATACAGTATTAGATGCAAGAGTAACAGATTATCCAATTACTAATACTTTTAGTTTATCTGTATTAAGTTCGACAGGAATAACAATATATTTAAATAATGTACAACTAACATATCTTAAGGATTATAATTTTAATGTAGCTGGGTACGTTTCGATTGCCGCAGGACAAAAAGAAAACGATCTAATCGAAATACACGAATATGATAATACTGATGGCAGCTTTATTGCTCCTACTCCTACAAAACTAGGATTGTATCCTAAGTACTATCCAGAATTAACAATTGACGATACTGTACTTGCAACTGAGCCAGTTTCAACAGGCCCGTTTAAAGTATACGGCGAAGATAGTGCAACTGGTACTAGAGGTTGGTTCTATCCAGTCTACACAACTAAAGTGGCAGCTGGCACTGGCGCAGCATCGAAAGGCTATACATTTAAAGGAATGAATAAGATATTATATATTCCAGCAACTGGTGCAACTATTGCTGGAACTGATAATATTGAAATTGACGAGTTTCCAATTGGTGTTGCATTTATTAGAGGACACGATGGTAGTTACATTAAAGCTTATAAAGACTTTAGAGATGAACTGTTATTAGAATTAGAAAATAGAATCTTTAATAATATTAAAGCTGAATATTCAACTGATAGATTAGATATTAATGCCTTTATTGGCGGCGAGTTTAGAGTTAATGAATTTACAAAAGCTGAAATCGATAACACAATGCTTGGAGACTTCCAGCAATGGTTACAGCAAAATTTAAATAATGAAACGTTTACTAATAATACATTCTATGATAGAACTAATAATTGGACATTTAACTACTCAGATACTACATCTCCAGATGGAAATATAAATCCAGGATTTTGGAGAAGTGTGTATATAAGAGCATTTGATACAGACCGTCCGCATACTCATCCTTGGGAAATGTTAGGCTTAACAACTAAGCCAAGCTGGTGGAATACAGTTTATGGTCCGGCTCCTTATACAGGTGATAACTTAGTACTTTGGAGAGATTTAGAAGCTGGTCGAATTGCAGATCCTAAAAATACAAGAATTGATCTTAAATATGCTCGTACTGGTTTAACTAATTTTATTCCTGTTGCAAGCAGCGGTAAACTACTATCACCACTAGATAGTCGATATGCTAAAAACTTCCAAATAAGTAGTGCAACAAAGAACTTTAAATTTGGTGACAGATCGCCAATTGAAAATGCATGGAGCAGAAGTTCAGAATATCCTTTTGCTGTATTAACAGCAATGTTACTTAACAAGCCTGCCAAAACTATGAGTCTTGGATTTGATATTTCAAGGATAACTAAAAACTTAGCAAATCAATGGGTTGATAAGGATACAAACAAGCCTGTTGTTATTAAGAATCTAAAATTACCAAATACTATTAATTCATCTACAAGAACTATTACTTCTGGCTTAGTAAACTATATCTATAATCTAGTAGCAAGTGATATACTAACAGTATATGAAGGATACAAAACAGAACTAGCTACAATTACTAACCAACTAGGTATTAAAGTTGCTGGATTTACTAGCAAAGAAAAATTTAATTTAATACTTGATAGTAGGTCACCTACACAAGAACAAACACAAGGCGGAATATTTGTCCCGCAGGAAAACTATCAAGTATTCCTAAACACTAGTAGTCCTACTGAACTTGCAATTTACAGTGGTATGATTATAGAACGTGCTGAACTAGGTTATGTTATACGAGGATATAATTTAGAAAAGCCGTACTTTGAATATTATGATGTGCAGGAAGGATCGACTAGTTCGACAGTAACAGTTGGCGGAATAGCAGAAAAGGTCCAGCCGTGGAATAGTAATACTGCTTATATAAGTGGTGAAGTAATTCAAAATAACAATGCTTTTTATAGAGTTATTAATTCTTTTACAAGTAGTGTAACTTTTGATACTACAGATATAATTAAATTACCTGTGCTACCAGTTGAAGGCGGCAAAACTGCTGAATTCAAGAAAGACTTTTATACTCAAGAAATTAAAACGCTACAATACGGCAGCAGACTTAGTAATGCTCAAGAAGTTGTTGATTTTATATTAGGCTATAGTCAGCGTCAACAAGCAATTGGATTTAGTTTTGAAAATGTTATTAGCGGGTCAAACGTAGTTGAAAATTGGCCTAACGCAGCGAAGGAGTTTTTATTCTGGACAACACAAGGATGGGCAAACAGTGCGTTAATTGCATTAAGTCCTGGAGCAAACTTATTAGAATTTAAAAGAGATTATCATATAGTTGATAATATCAAAGATGATTTTTACGGGTACAGTATCTATAAAGCAGACGGTCTATTTTTAAGTTCAGAATTTAACAGTCTGTTAAGAGATCAAAATAGCTTTGGCCTAGAAACAGTTGATACTGACGAAGGATTATACCATGTATCACTTCCGTTGGTACAAAAGGAGCATGTTGTACTATTAGATAATACAACAGACTTCAATGATGCCATTTACACTCCGAGTACTGGCTACAGACAAGACAGAATTAAAGTTAATGGATATAGATCAGATGACTGGCGCGGCGGATTAAACATTCCTGGATTTGTATATGATGATGCGTCATATACCGACTGGGCCCAGTGGAAAGATTATAAGATTGGCGACATTGTAAAATACAAGCAGTATTATTATGTAGCTACACTTAATGCGTCCGGAAGTCAAAACTTTAATTCAACTAACTGGTATCAATTAAATGAAAAACCAGTATCGCAGTTAATGACTAACTTTGATTATAGAGTTACACAGTTTACAGACTTTTATGATTTAGATTCAGACAGCTTTGATATCGAACAGCAAAAAATGGCACAGCATTTGATAGGATATCAAAAGCGCCAGTATCTTGCTAATATTATTAACGACGATGTAAGTCAGTTTAAGTTTTACAGAGGAGCAATTGCAGACAAGGGTACTATGAATGTGTTTACTAAGCTGTTTAATGCGCTCGGCAACACGTCTGATAACTTAGAGTTCTACGAAGAGTGGGCAATACAAGTTGGACGTTATGGTGCAGTAGATGATGTGAAGCAAATTGAGTTTAACTTAATACAAGAAGACATACAAGAATCACCGCAAGCTATTGAGCTTGTAAATGTTATACCTAACCGCAACTATGACAAAATTTTCCGTATTAAACCTACGGATGTATATGATAGACCAGAAGGTTATACAAGCGAGCCGTTTCCTATTAAAACGTTAACTAGTGAATATATTAAAACTGCTGGTTATGCAAACGAAGACGATGTTGACTTTATTGTTGGAAACTTAGTAGACCTTGCATCAGTAGATACTAACCAAATTGATCTTGGTAATAGTATATGGATAACTGAGACAGATAATAAGAGCTGGACTGTTATGCAATTAGTAAGAGCAAGTGTAAATGCTAACATAGTTTCGACACTTACTACTACTGTTGCAGATAACGGATTGCGCCTAGTAGACATAACACTTGATAAGTGGGCAGATGCATTATTATACAAAGGCGACTATGTTGGTATCCGAGGAGCAAATGCATATGCAATAAACGGATTATATGAAGTAGATAATATTAATCTTAATACTATACAAATACGAGTTCCATTAGATAACGAAATAATTGATTTTGAAGAACAGTCATTTGCACTAGCTGTATTACGAACTGTACGAGTTAGTAACATCGCTGGAATTAACGCAGCCACAAATCAAGAGATATATCCTAAACAGCGATTATGGGTAGATACATACATTAATGAATGGGCTGTATTAGAAAATGATCCTGTTTATTTAAATTCTCAATCAATTACAAATCCGTCATTGTACGACAGTACTGATCAAGGATTTAGTGATAGTGTTGCTATAACTGCAAATAATAATAACGTGTTTGTATCATCACCGAATGATATAAACGGAAAAGTATCAGTCTATAGAAGAACTAGAGAACAATCTAACTTACTACTAGACCAAGAAATAAAACTTGATAATAACGATTTATTTAATATCGCAGATGCAGACTTTGGTAAAAGTATTGCAGTGTCGCCTGATGGCGAATATCTTATTGTAGGTATACCTCAGGCAAGTAATATTAAAACTAAACTAGCATATAAAACAGACGCATCGACTGGCGCAAGTACATTTGATTTCCAAGGCGATGCAACTTATATTAAAAGTGATATTGTACGTTATAGAGAAAGTTTATGGAAAGCAAATAGAGGAATACTTCCTCAAGTAGCTAACCAGCCATTTAGTACATTCGACACATATATAAACATTGCAAGTAGTGCAGATGCTGATAGCACGGTACTAAATCTTTTAGTTGCAGGCGATCCAGGATTAGCAAATAATACAGTAAGCCACTTGTTAGTACGCGCTCCTACAGACATGTACCTTGGAACAACCGCTGGCGATACAATTAACTTAGCGTGGAATCAACGTAGTTATGCATATCCTACATTAGATAACTATCTTCCATTTAATGGAGCAATTTCAGAAATAACACCATCATTTATAAATCAACAACATACAATTGTTGAAAAAATTGATCATGTATTTTTTATTGATACCTTTGTATCAATTCCAGTTGTAGGAGCTATAGTTTCGACTGACACTGGTAGTGCTGAAGTAACATATACAAGTACACGTAATGACAGTGCAGTAGTATATGTTAAAAATACAAACGGTGTATTTGGTATTACTGGTAATTTATATGTTAATGAAATTGAATTAGTAGGAGCATATACAGAAGAGTCGACGTACAGTACAACAGTTGCGGTTGGCGGCTTTTGGTATATTAATACAGGCTTTAGTTATTCAAACGATGGTATATATTATGACGCAGGACGTGGATTAGTTTACGCTGATGTTAAACTCCAAGGATCTGCCCGTGCGCTTAATAATTATTCTAATATTCAAGACACTGTTGGTAGTATCGGAGTATATGTAACTAAGAAAAACCAAGCTAGTTTTATTAGCCAGTTATCATATAGAGGCGATCCATCAGGCGCAGATGCTCAGGATGGTACCGAACGTGATCTGCCTAGTAATAAATGGGTAGCACGAGCTGCAAAATCATTTACTGACACATTAACTAACGGAGCTGTGCAAGAATTTAGATTATATAACCTTGATAACAGAGTAATTGATGTTACAAGTGCTGGATTTTCATACGCTATTTTAAACAAGCAACAGACAATTGTTGACTTATGGGACGGCTACGTAGATTTTACTCTTACAGAATTTGATTTCCAAGGGTTTGCATACGAACCACAAGTTGGAGACATAATTGAAGATGTTCAAATTCCTAGAGACGGCCAAGGCGGATTAGCATTAACTAGTATTACATCTAGCAGTGCTGAAGTAATGTTTATGCAGCGTAACTTTACTAGTGTTAGAGTCTATCTAAAAATTGTTGCAAATACAGACGGTACTACAGGCGCCTGGAATGAACTATCAAATATTGGTCGCTATCAAATCCTCCGTAGAGCAAACACTGCACTACGTGGAGCTACTGATGTATCTCGCAAAATAGGCACAGTAACAGATGTAAACAATGGCATTGTGTTAGGAACAGCATTAATTGGCAAGTTAGTTGTATACGAAAAAGTTGGCAACTTTGATGTTGTTGCTACTCCGTTAATAACAGATGAGGAATATTGGTTCTTTGATGAAACAACTGAATCTGGTGTACAGCGCGTACAAAACCCTCCTTACAGTTTAAATAAAGATTATACACAAGTATATAATATACCAGCAGCACTTACTGGAACATCTCCAGTATTAGCAGATGAAGGTGCATTTTCTATCTATAGAAGATTGCGTAACGGCACTTATAGATTCCAAGATACATTTACATCAGAGCATAGAGCTGCAAATAGAAAATTTGGATCTAAAGTTGCAATAGTACAAACAGGAAATTACTATACACTTCTAGTTGCAAGCGATAGTGTTGTTAGTGCCGGCGAAACTGATTCTACCGGACGCAGAGTGCATCCTGGAGCAATTGAAATATTTAGACACGGAGTTGCAGTAACTGATAGTTTTAAAGGCGAATATAAAATATCAGCTTATGTTGTAGACGATGTTATAATATATAAAGATGATTACTATATTTGTCGCAAAGCAGTAACAGCAGGCCAAAATGTTATTCTTGATCCAATTTACTGGAACAAAATAAGCTGGAAGCAAGCTAAAGACGATAACTATCGCGGCAACTTTGATAATTCGTATACCTATAAGAAAGGAAATATAGTTGTACAAAGTAATGCACTATGGGAAGCCCAAACTAATATAGCAGTAAGCGCAGCAGTACCAAGTACTTCAAACGTTTCCTGGGCAACAGTAAGCACTAATATTGATTACTTGGGGTACTTACCAAACCTAACAGCAAATGCATTTTACAATGAATCGGTATTTGATCCAATTGAAAATATATTAGAATTTAGTAACAGTTTTGATATTAGTGCCGATGCACAAGTATTAGTTGTAACAACAAAACAAACAGATACTACGAGTACAGTAAATACTAAGCTTGCAATATACCGTGTAACTAATGATAAGTTTACGTTAAGCCAAACAATAAATGCACCTGATAATATTACAGGCTGGGCTGACAAAGTTAGTTTAAATCCAGCAGGAACACAAATTGCTGTAAGCTCAATGCTATCTGATGTTAGTAAAATTAATCAAGGTGTTGTTTATGTTTACACACAAACAGCAGGAACATTTACATTAACTCAAACACTTACACCACCAAACAACGAAGAAAGCGAAGGCTTTGGCTTTGGACTATCATACGGAACTGATAACTTAGTTGTATCTAGTTTAAATGGCGACCAAACAATACCAACTACGTTTGACATTAGTGCATTTACTGCAACAGACGATACAGCGACTACGTTTGATAACTTGTTTACTAACTTTAAGAATATTAAACTAGATAAAGGAGCTGTATATGTTTATGAAAATATTAATAATAACTTAATATATTCAGAGCAGTTTACATATTCGTTAACACAAACTACGTTTGGCAAGAACATTTATACTAACGGAAACCACGTTTATATCGGAATGCCTGATCAGCTAACAAGTGCGAGATCAGGCGGAACTGATGACTTTGCTGGCTACAAAGGATCAATAGTTGACTTTAGAAAAAATGCAACAACATTTGCCTGGAGTGTTATTAGTGATGGCATTACTCCAGTTGACGTAGATAATATCCGCGGCATGTTCTTGTATAACAAGCGTGAAAATAGAATCGTAACGTATGTTGATTATATTGATCCAATACAAGGCAAAATTGCTGGACCTGCCGACCAAGAAATTACATTTAAAACTCCATTCGATCCTGCTGTATATAATACAGGAGCACTTGCTGATAATTCAGTTGATCCGAATAGAGCATGGACAACTACACATGTTGGTCAAGTATGGTGGAATATTAGCAGTGCTAAATTTGCCCATCCGTACCAAGGTACCACGGCATTCCAAAAGAATACTTGGAATAAACTAACACCAGGAGCAAGGATAGATATTTTTGAATGGGTGCAAAGTGATTTTATTCCAAGTATATGGGATAGCGTTTCAGATACTCCTAACGGAACTGCTGCTGGAATTAGTGGAGCCAGTTTATTCGGTGACACAAAATATTCAACAGAAATAATTTATGACGAAGTTAGTAAGACGTTTACTAATAGATATTACTTTTGGGTAGTTAATAAAGTTACAATTCCTGTTATGGAAAATAGAAAATTAAGTATTACAGATATTGCTGCACTAATAGAAAATCCAAGAACACAGGGTTATCCGTTTGTAAGTTTGCTTTCTAAAAACAAATTTGTTGTTAATAACTTTGATTCACTTATTGATAGTGATGATTTAGTATTGAATATTAAATATTCAACTGGTCCTAAGAAAACACAAAACTTGCATAGTCAATATAAGTTAATATCAGATGGGTTAAGTACAAGTAAGCCTGACTCCGATATAGAGCGCAAATGGTTTGATAGTTTAATTGGCTTTGACGACAATAACAGAACTGTTCCTGATCCTACAATAACTATTAAAAACCGTTATGGTGTACAGAATCGTCCAAGACAAAGTATGTTTGTTAATAGATTTGAAGCACTAAAGCAGACTATTGAAAGAATAAATTTAAAATTAGCAGAAAATCTTGTAGTTGACGAATATGATATTTCTTCATTATCCAATCAAGATTCTAAGCCTACATTACTATCTAAAGAGTATGATATAGTAACAGACACGTTAGCAGAACTTTCATTTGTAAGCACAAATAAAATTACTTCTGCTGTACTAACACCTATTATTACTAATGGTAGAATAGCAAGAATTGATATTACTAATGCAGGACGCGGCTACAAAGTTGTACCAACCTTTAAAATTAACGGTGCTGGTACTGGCGCTGAATTTGATATTACTATTAATAATCTAGGTCAACTAACAAGCATTAAAATTACTAACGCTGGCAGTGGTTATAACAGTAGTACTACTATAACAGTTAGACCAGTCACTGTATTAGTTAACGCAGACGAAAGTATACAAAGTAAGTGGGCATTATATTCATGGAATGGTACTGCGTGGTATAGAAGAAAACTACAAAGTTACAATGTATCGCTGTATTGGGACTATGTTGATTGGTATGCAACTGGATTTAATCAGTTTACTAATATTAACGATACAATAGTTGGATCATATCAGTTAGCAGGCTTAGCCAATTCTATTGGTAGTATTGTAAAAATTAAAACAGTAGGTGCCGGCGGCTGGCTATTACTACAAAAAGTAGACTCGCAGGTTACTGAAGATTATACAGTTAACTATAATACTGTTGGACGTGAAAACGGTACAATACAGTTTAAAGATACATTGTATGATTATTCAAAGAATACTGTAGGATTTGATAATCGCAGTTTTGATAGTAACTTTTATGATAATAATCCAAATCTTGAATTAAGAATTATACTTAAAGCAATTAGAGATAAAATCTTTATAGGAAACTTAGAAGTTGAATATAATCAATTGTTTATGTCAGCTTTACGCTATGTACTTTCAGAGCAGAAATCAGTTGACTGGATGTTTAAGACTAGTTTTGTAAAGTCAAAGCATATCAGAGGATCATTAAGCTTACAAGACATAACATTTAATAACGATAACTTAGCAAGCTATCAAGAATTTGTTGAAGAGTTTAAACCATATTCAACAAAGATAAGAGAATTTGTTAGTGAATACGCAGCAGTAGATCCTACAAACAGTTCGATTAGTGACTTTGATTTATCGCAAGCGTATAATTCAGTTACTAAGCAAATTGAACCAAGTAAAGCAACTATTGTAAACGGTATAATTGTAGATCAAAATCTCGACACTACTACATATCCTCGCAAAAATTGGAAAGATAACCACGGATATCAAATAACTGGAATTAAAATAGGCACTGGCGGCTCAGGATTTACGTTTGAACCTACTGTTAACTTAACAGGCGGCGGTGGAACTGGCGCAACGGCAACGGCATATTTAGGTTACGGTGTAATTACTAAAATTGTAGTTACTAATCCAGGAAGTGGATATACAAGTGCTCCGACAGTAGTAATTGCTGGCTCCCAAACATCAACAGGAATAGTTCCAACAGCAACAGCAGTGCTTGGAAACGGAGTTGTGAGAAGTCCAAGTGTTAAAATTAAGTTTGATAGAATTACTGGCACGTTTACATTTAGTACACTTGCTAAGTCAGAGACATTTGCAGGCACAGGATTTGAATCGAGAATATTCTTAGAATGGCCAATGAATCTTGATACTAAGAAAGTAAGTGTGTATATTGATAATATTTTACAGTTACGTAGTAAGTATACATTTGTAAATATTGAAAATAACGATGTTACATATAGTAGAGAGCAAGGAAAGATTGTATTTGCAACTGCACCAGCACTAAACGCAGTTATAAAAGTAGACTATAATATACCATTAAGTATGTTAAATGCAGCAGATAGAGTTAATCTTGCATATGCACCGATTGCTGGCATGTACGGCAATGATTTAGCACAGCTAATGACTGGTATTGACTATGGTGGTGTTGAAGTACGCAGCTTTAACTTTGCAGGACCGAGTGGTTTTGATACTGCTGGATGGTATACTGATAATTGGGATACATTTGATAACACTTTTGAAGATCAAGTATTTACAGCAGATGGTTCTACAATTGCAGTAGAATTAAGTGCTCCTCTTGCAACAGGCATTGTATATAACCTTTATAAAAACGGAGTAAGAATAGACGATCCTAATTATGTAGACGCAAACAATCCTGGAGCAAACGTAAATGCTATTACACCTAGTAT